GTGAGATCAAAACTCAACCGCCCAATAGAGCTGCACCATTCCTCCTATGGATTTTGCGGCAGGGGTTGCCACAGGAGTCTGTCGGTGCGGGTATCACCTCTCACGGTGCACTGGGTGAGCAAGTGCATGCTTAAGTTTATAGCCATTAAGCTCGGGCTGGGATCTGGGTCACAAATGGCCAATGCGCCAATTCGGGGTTTTATATTTATTCTCCACTAGGTGGATGTTTGTAACCGAAAAGTCACAATGGAATGGTCGAGACACGGAAACCAGAGCAGTCCTCTCAGCCACAGTTTCTGTATAGCTCTCTGAGTGAGCATGGGAATCTACTGTAGGGAGGCAGTTGTGAGGGGCCGGATTAACTCCAACGACCAACGCAGATGCGAAGCAGATCAGTCAATAGTCTAGAACAGTTTAGCGACACCAGCTGCTGCGGGAAGCAGGGTGGATTTATTCTTCCAGAGGAAACCTCCGACCTTCTTTGCTGTGTTCCAGACACTTGTGATGAAGGATTTGAAGGAGTGGCCTTCAGCATAATGAGGATAAGATGCAATAAGAGCAAGGAGCTGGTCAAATTCAGGTTCGTACACTGCAAAACTCTGAGGGATAGGGGCAGCAGTGACGATCATTGCTTCAATGACATAACACCAGTCGATTCTCAAAGTAGTCGTGGAAGACAATCCAGAGAAACGAACCAATGGCATGGGGCCATAAGGTATCGGCGTGGTGTAAGCAGTTGAAGAAGGGGTAACAAAGGAAAAAGCCTTGTCATCGAAGGTTCTTCGAACTGTGATTCCTTTCATGATCGGGAACTGAGCATTAGCATTGATACCCTGAATAATGACTGCATTAGTCGAATATGCTGAGGATGTGGTGGTCAGGTTAACGGTGGATTGACCAGGTTCAAGAGTACCTGCAGAATTGGTAGAGTCAGTGATAGGGTTGACCCTAAGTCCGGCTGACACAATACGCAAGGTTGCGCCATTAAGAATAGCACCAGCGATGGTCTTCTCAAGATCATCACTTTCTGCACGGGCGGACATGGACACACCTGGTGCCATGGCATCGGCCCCGTATGTTATGACAAGAGTCTTGTCAGGGGTGCCACCATTGATGGTTAATCCATGCATTTGGATAAATCCACTAGTAGCGGTGCTGCCAGCGAAGTTGTATGAACCAGTCATACGAAGTAAGACAGTCTTATTTGAATCATTGTCGGGAATTCTGCAAATCAGTGGCAAGCCACCGACCTCATAAGTTCCGAAAGGATCAGTCACACATGATGCATATTCTGCACCAATTTTAGTGACGTTCACATGAGACTTGTCATTTGCAATTTCTTCCTGGATCATGGCACGCACAGTGGATGAGGAAGTTGGCTTCCAGTCAGGCCTGAACTTAGGCTTATTCTGCTGCTTCTGCTTTCTCTTTCCCTGTTTATTCTTCTTTTTCTGATTCCCATTCACAACACGCTTAAAAACGCGATCAGTATCTTCAGTTGTAGCTATCATTGGGGGGGGGGGTTAGAAAAGTGGTAGGCAGGATACAGGACCACTATCCCTGTTTCCACTAAAAGTGGGCCTATCCGTTGCTTGATAATTTAAAGGAGCAACTCGAGAGCATCATTGAAGGTCAATGACATATTGCTCTCAATGTACAACTGAGTGGACAGAGGGATGTCATATGCAACTGCAAAGCTGATCCTCATATCGGGTGTTGGGGAATCAGACACAATGCATGTCGAACCAGCATAGAGCATTTCTCTGATCGTGTATGGAATGTCAAGGTCAGAACGAAAGGAAGACATCTTTGGAGTTGTCTTCGATCGATGGTTAATCAACCATTTAGATATGATAGGAATATCATACAGGGTGGAAAGTAGAGCGAAATTAATGTTAGAATACAAAGAGGATCGAGCGGGAGCGGTGAGTTGAGCGTTAGCTGATACACTCCAGCCCAATCGAGCAAGGATGTTGATGGGATCTCGAACGTAACGATATCTTGTCCCATCATAAAGAAACTTACCACTGCAGAAAGTGTCGTCTTCAGTGAGGTTCAAACCCATGAGGTGGAAAAGGTCAAAATTCTTGACACCTCGGAAAACAGCGATGTCATCTCCACTGACCATACCTTGGAAATACTCACAATACTGTAAGTCGAGTGGCCAGCTGGAGTAGTTAAAAGGATCGAGGTGTTCTTCAAGTATGCGCTCATAGGTAGAAACAGCATGACAGGCAAAATGCGAATATACATTATTACCCAAAGAGGTGTGAGGGTCACCTGATTTGCGGACACCGTCATTAGAGGTGTAAGTTTCAAAAATGCGGCGACCATGAGGAGTACTGATGTACATAGAGGCACGCCACTTACAATCATATTTGAGAAGCCATTTGTCCATATCTGTTGGAAGGCCAAGAGATCTGAAAATGTAATGCTGAATCTGCATGGCTGGGACACGCTGACACAAATCATACTTTGCTGCGTCTCGAAGACGAGGTGGACCAAAAGAATGGTGAAGTAATGTAAAAGTGTCACACATATTATCATATGTGAAGTCCTTAGCGATCTGATGACAAGACGCTTCGTGTACACGCTTGGAGAGAGAATAAATCCAGGGACCGTATACGTAAAGCACCGTCTCGTTACAGGATGAAATGGATCTTGGTTTGTACACCTTGGCTAAGCCGGGTTCATCCAAAGACACATTTCGTTTGACGAAATGCGAGACCTTTGGGTGAATGGGGAATTTGCACTGAGGCTGAGCCTCTTGCATCTGTTTGCCAGTCAGAAATCTCTTACGCATTGAAGAAGGTTTGCCACTCAAGAATTCTTCTTGAGAAGCAGGAACAACCTGAGAGTCATAATCATAGAAACATGGGCAAAACACGTTCTGCAAGAAGTACATGCACCAAGTAAGGAACTGAGCATCAAATCTATAAGGAGGGTCAGCCAAGACTCTTCGAATGGCAGAAGAAGCAGCATTACAACAACAAGAAGAGTCAAAGAAGATTGGCTTCTCGGAGACAGGACCAATTCTTTGGATGTGAGAGGTCTTGTGCTGATTGCGGTGATACACATGATAGGCATCACTATGTTCAGAGGGATAGCCGAGGCAACATCCAGGGGCAACATCCTTCTTCTTTTGAAGGAATCGATGCACAAGGAAAGCAATCGTCGGAGAGCATAAAGCTGGTCCGGCTAATATTTGAGCTGTTGTGATGTTGCAGTGGAATATCTGAATGAGAATCTTTGTACACAGAATGGCCTGTCCCACATCTCCCAAAGGCGTTTGGATGAAACCTTCGGGACCGTAACCTTTCATACAAGCCCAGTAATCACAAGTGACTCCATGGGTGAAAGCAAAGTTAAGGGAAAAGGACTTTGGCCATTCGTGGAAATACAATAGCACTGCACAACATGCAACAACGAGCCAATTGAGAGCAAAATGGATCCAGAAGCTCAACTTTTGATTAAAAGGGCGAATGACTCCTAGAACCAAGAAAGCAATCATGGATGCTACATTAGCATGGAAAGCTGTCATGAAAATGATGACACAGACGTAAAGAACAGTGTTTCTTTTCAAAGCCGCGTTGCAAATTCTTTCTTCGTAAAAGGGTGCAGCAGCGACCATGATCATAGACAGCACGGGGCTCAAATATTGCCAGAAAGCAAATATCCTCCATATTGGAGGATCAGACGATTGTAGAGAGTCAAGGATACTAGTTTCGATCGTAGAGATAGATTGAGTGATGTCGACGAATGCAATTCCAGTTAAGTTGAGATACTTGATAGCTGATATTGCCAGAGAGAGGAAAAGGAGGCAACCAGCTAACAGATACTTTGAAGCGATTAGATCAGCAATGAAATTGCAGATAACTATCTGGGCCTCAACAAAATTAGAGTAGCGATTTGCAGTAATCAGAGCATCTTTGATCGCATGATAGAGAGGATCATGATATGAGGACATCAACTCGGGTCGTATCGAACGGAAGTATCTCATGGCTGCAAGGAAGGCTTTATCGTGCAACGGCAGAGTGTAAGCCTCCGCTTTGGTTCCAAGGCCAATCTCAGAGATCATATAGTCAAAAACTTCCTTAGGGTACCGAGTGGTGGAGGAGACTTCGCCTGAGAACTTCAAGCTCAAGCCAGCATTGACCATGGCAACTGTCTTATTAGTCTTGCCATATTGATCTGCGACCACGGAGCGATCTGTGTTGTCGCATTGGTGAAGCGAGAGGTTGATTCGAGGTTGTTCATGATCAGTGACTTGATAAAGCATGATTCCAGTTACAGTGTCGACTGGATGAACATGCAAATTCTCACGGAGAAGAGTTTTTGACACATACTCATAAAGGAAAAGAGTCAAATTTGAATTATTGTCTTCCAAGGTGATCACTGCTTGATTGGAGTGATAGCGCATTTCACCGAGTCCGAAGACTTTGCACGACTGGCAGCTAGGATCAAGGGCAAGCAATCCATACTCGTTGAGGCGAGGAAGTCGACCACTGATGAATGGATGCAGGCTAGCAAAATAATCGAGGATAAATCGATTCAACCTATTCTCGACATGGCCGACGGCTCGAGGAATATCCATGTTGAGCATCTTTGATAGCATCTCTGCTTCAGTGACAGGGCCAAAATACTGTAGTGGTCCAACATGAGCAACCAGACCGGGTACAAGAGGATCGATAGGGTGAGGTGGCTCAGGTACTGGTGCTGGAGCTGGTGGAGGATGGGCAGGCTCAGGTCCAGGGGCAACTGGCTGCGCGGGCGCAACGAGTTGCACTGGAGGGTTCGCCACAGCTGGTGCATTGGGTGCAGCGCCAGGCTGGGGACCTACCGCCGGGGGAGGTGGGGCAGGTTGTTGGGCAGCAGCGACAGGGGCAGCTGGAACGACAGCCGGGGGGGCTGCCGGAGCTGGAGCTATGTTGGGGATGGCTGGAGCCCGGTGAGGAGCATGCAAGAGCACAGGTGGTTGACGGTCGCGTCGATGTGGGCCTTGGGCACGATGTCGAGGGTGAGGTTCGATTCTAGCTGGTGCCAGGGGTGGAATCAGGGGTGCTGGGTTAATTTCTAGCGGTGGTAGAAAGATTGGATTCAGCACGGCCTGAGGTAAAGGTGGAGGGGGTGGAGGGACAAGAGGTCGAGGAGGTGGGGGAACAGGGTAGGGATATGGCTCTGGAGGAGGAGGTGGCTGTCGCCAACGTTCTAAACCATTCCCAATCCGACCAGGAAACGCAGCTGTTCGAGCTGGGCGAGGTCTGAGATTCCCATTCGCACATTCAACCAGTAAATTATTCAAATTGATGTTGTTCATGAGATGTGGGCGAGAAGGTCCTGGCACAAGTGCCAGGCGGAAGACCCAAG